ACTGTGATTCAATATCATCAAACTCAATTCTATGTAAGTTATAAGCTACGACCTTCATAATCTATTTCCTGTTGTTTGTTTCTTAAATCTAATACTATATGCACTAAACAACTTTGTCAACATACTTATTAAAGATTTTCAAGCCAACGACTAAATGTCAGACACATTTCTCCTTAATCCTTGTTTAACCATTCTTCAAATACATCATGCATCCTTTGACTCCCAATTGCAAGAACAATCGGTAATGATTTTCGTATTTGAGACCTCCACACCCACTGACAAATTTCTGACAGTGCAAATACTTTACGTTTAATGGGAAAACCATAGTCAGCTAAATACTGTTCAACTGCTGCATTCGGATAACGATCATAACAGTGAATCAATACTGACTTAAAAGCATAAGCATTTGTTGCACGACAAGATGCGTACACCCAACAAGGGTTTCTCGTGTATTCTAATTCTCCTTTAGTGTTCTTTAGTTGTACACCATCTTCATCTAACTTCGGAAGTTTATATTCAATAAAACTTGCTGGTCGAATACGTCTACCGTTTTTACGGTCTGTTTCAGATAAAGCTTTAGGGAATGTGTACATAACATCGTAACTAGATTCTGCATATTTACGGCTAACATTCCTAATGAAAGCAGAAACAACATTACAATCCTTTTGTGTACAGTTATTATAACCACTAACAGTCATCTTCACATCTTTAACAGGTTTAGTTGGAGGGATTAATGTGATTAAGTTTCTGATAGTCTCCTTAGCTACAACGTCAGGAGTTATCTCAGTAAAAGGAACTGTCTTAATACCTTTTAATCTTAAGAAGCAATCTAGTACATTACCTTCAAATAAGTAAGTTAGAATAATAACACGTTTTGCACAAGTGATTAACTCAATAGGAAGCTGAGTAACCATCATTGTATCTTTACGTTTTGTTGCATACACAGCTTTAGAGTTGCACAAAGATTCAAAATGTTTATATTTGTTCTTTGTTCCAACATCTTCACCGATCCACGAGATCATACCATCTTCACTAGAAATGTCGATGTCCTTGTTTTTCAACATATACAGTAGATCATCAGAGCTATAAGCATTGAAGGAATCAATCACACCAACTTCTTCATCTATCAGACAAATATAACCTCTGTCTTTTATCTCACTAAGATGTTCTTCTGTCATGGTTAAGTACAACTTATGTGTGCAACAGATATTAGCATTCTCTTTCAACTTTGATAATAGATCATCAGACTTGGTTTCACTATCAACATTCTCAGGATTCTCAAACGTGACATACTTGAGATTATTTTGCAATCTGCTGTCTTTGTCAATCTCTGATAACAGAGGTGAAACATACAAATACTTCTCATCTGGATTGTTATCAATCCATTCTAACAACCTGTTGGTTTTAGAACTTCCCATTATGCTATCTACTATCTCAATAAACTCTGCCATAACTACTCCTAAGCTATTCGTGTACTGCTACCCAGTACGTAATGTTAAAAAGTGAAAAATCAAAAGTGAAATAAGTTATTGAATTTAAACATTAAATTTTGACATTTTTAAGTAAAACGAAACCTCGTTCTATATACAAAATACTATCTATAATATACCTAAATTTAAGCTTAATATTGTCTGTGTTCACAGACAAATAGTATCATAAACTTTACTAAAGTAAAGCATAACAGTTAAATATTTCTCCAAGAGGAGAAGGAATGATAATGACTGAAAAGGTAAAGAGATAAATATAACTTTAAATAATTTATATAACTACTAACGTAGTTAGTAATAGAATTACTTATATGTAATATCACTATATGTAAGCTATGCTTACAATATTATTTGCACACATAAAAGTTATTTTATTATTTATTTCTCCTTTCTCTTTAGAGAAATACTAAGATGTCTAGGATAAGTTTATTAAGGTAGAGATAAACTGTATCCTAAGAGATACAGAGAAGTTATCTTAGTAATTGTTACTAATTTTAAAGTAACGATACTGTTCTTAAAGATAAGTTACTGTTATCTTCTTAAACGAAGATATAGAGAAGAAGTAATAAAACAATAATTATCTTTATCTGTGCAAATAGATTCTGAAAGAATCGTCCTCTGTTTCGATAGAAACAAGTGTAGTTACACTCTGCGAAGTTTCCTTCGCAATATTAATATATCATTACAAATTATTTATTGACATATAAGATTTCAATGATACAGTAAGTACATTAAATAAACAGTGTTAGGAGTTATTATGATTAATTTAATGAAAGGTGATTGTTTAGAATTGATGAAAACTATTCCTGATGGTAGTGTTGATATGGTTCTAACTGACCCACCTTATGGTACTACTCAATGTAAATGGGATTCTGTTATCCCTTTTGACTTGATGTGGGAGCAACTGAAAAGGATTATCAAGCCTGATGGGGCTATTGTGCTTTTTGGTAGTGAGCCATTTAGCAGTGCTTTACGTATGAGTAATATTAAACAGTATAAATATGATTGGGTGTGGGAGAAACCCAAAGGAACTGGGCATTTGAACGCAAAAAAACAACCACTTAGATACACTGAAAACATTCATGTTTTTTACAAAAAACAATGCTTATACCATCCACAGAAAACCAATGGGCACAAACCATCGAATATCAATGGAAGAAGAAGAAAAGAAACTACTGTGTATGGTGCTTTTCATAGTATAATTAGTGGGGGTCAAACTGACAGATACCCAAAAAACATACTAAAATTTAATAATGTAAACTCAGCGCATGGTATTGTTCACCCAACCCAAAAACCTGTAGATTTACTGGAATATCTAATTAAAACCTACACTAATGAAAATGAAACAGTATTAGATTTTACTATGGGGTCAGGGAGTACAGGTGTAGCTTGTGTTAATACTAATAGAAACTTCATTGGTATTGAGTTAGATGAAAATTACTTCAATATCGCTGAGAGTAGAATTAACCAAGCATTAAACGAAAAAGAAAACTAAGGTAAACCCTAAATGAATAAACAATCTTTAGAATTACATATAGAAACACTAACTCAAATGCTAGTAGGTTTGATTTTAGGGTATGTAATTCTTAGAGCATTTGGATTAACAAATTCTCAAAGTATAACTTTACAGTTTATTTTCTTTGTTGTATCCTACGCTCGAAGTTACACAATATGTTGGTTGTTTAAAGAAGTTATCTTTAAGCAGAAAACAAATTAGGAGGAATGTTGTGAGTAAACAAATGAAAGATACGAAAGAAGTTAAAGAATTGATAGCGGGAACATTACTTGGTAAATATTCATGCCCTGAATGCTTGAGTAATGATAATTTACTTGTATATGTTAAGCACAACGAAGAAGGAAACGAAGTGCTAGACGGTTCATGTCGCACACCTAGTTGTAAGTCGTTTTGGACAGAACAAGAGTTAAAAGGTGCTGGTGTACTTGATGAGAACTTCGTAGCACCAAAAACAAAACCTATAGTTAAGGCAGCTATCACTAAGGACGAATACAAAGCTCTTGTTGCTCGTACAAGTCATGATACTACTCAACCTGATGGTAGCTTATATCGTGGGATTCGTTCAGATGTGGCAAAGTTTTATAATGTCTTATTTGAGCGTAACTCAGAAGGTTGGATCAACAAAGTATATTACCCTGAAACTAAATCTACATTCAAGGGTGAATGTGGTAGTTTACGAGGATACAAGACACGAGTATTACCTAAAGACTTTAGTAAACCTAATATTGGCATTACAGGTGTCAGTAGTGATTTTTATGGAAGAAACTCTTTTAAAGATTACGGTGGCGGTAAATACGTTGTAATTGTTGGTGGAGAAGAAGACTGTTTGGCTGCTTACCAAATGCTTCGAGATTATCAGGTACAGAAAAAACAAGACGATTATGACCCAATCCCTGTCGTATCTGTAACATCAGGAGAAGGTTCTCTTGCTAAACAGTGTGCAGAGCAATATGACTGGTTAAATCAATTTGAAAACATTATTATTTGTATGGATAACGACGATGCTGGACGTAAAGCAGCACAGGAAGCGTTAAAATTTCTTCCTGAAGACAAAGCTCGTGTAATGTATTGTTCTTTGAAAGACCCAAGTTTAATGTTACAGGAAGGTAAACAGAAGCAATTCTTGAGTAACTTTTGGGACGCTAAAACAGAACAAGAGGCAGGGGTTAATTCAATCATTGACGCAATGGAAGGTGTTCAGGATTATTTACTAGCTCCAAAAATTCCACTACCTCCTCAGTTAGCTAAGATTCAGGAAGCTATGCGTGGTGGCATCAGGTCTACTGGAGCGATAATTAACATTATCGGGAAAACATCAATCGGGAAAACATTATTCTCAGACATGCTTTTGTATTTTTGGCGTTACTACAGCCCTCTTAAACCTGTAATCTTTAGTATTGAGCGAAATAAGGAGGAGTTGTTGATTGATATGTTTTCAATTCATTTAAAACAGAATTTAACTTGGTTCTCTGACGGTCACGATGCTGTTGATTATTTAAATCAACCTGAGATTGCTGAACTCTGTGAAGATTTTATTATGGATGAATTTGGTGAGCCATCTATGTTTGTGATAGACGAGAGACGAGGCAATGTGGAAGTGTTGAAGAAACAGATTGAACGTGCTGTTAAACAGTACAACTCGAAGCTAGTGATTATTGATGTGTTGACGGACGTATTACGTTCACTACCATTGAATGAGCAGGACGACTTCATGTTATGGGAAAAACAAATGAAGAAAGAAGGTATTGTATTTATTAACGTGTGCCATACCCGTAAAGATCAAGCAGGAACTCAAAAACCTAAAGATGAGAACGGTGAGGAAACATTTAAACGTGTAGATGAATATGACACTCACGGTACTTCAGGTATCCCTCAATCTGCGGATTACAACATTGTCCTTAACCGAAATAAGAATGCTTCTGATCCTATTGAGAAGAATACGACTTATGTTGATTTACCTAAAGCTCGTGGTGGTACAACATCTCATAACGTGCTTGAATTGTATTATGACCCAATTACTCGTCAACAAGTTGATCGTGAGGTTTGGTTACAAGAACAGCGAACTAATTTTTAAAGGAAAGGTTATGAACAATCGAGAAAAATTACTTCTAAATAAACAGAAGTATGAGAATGAGATAATTGAAACAAGTAAATACGGAGAAGTTAAAATTCTAAAGTATGAAAACAAGAAGCGGGTGATTATTGAATTTATTAATACAGGAAATGTTACAACGGTAACGTTGAACAATTTAGTAAATGATAGGGTTAAAGATGTTTATGCAAAAACAGTTTGCGGTGTCGGTTATCTTGGATATATGGATGTTTCGTATGCTCTGTATATTAAAGTTTATGATATTTGGAGACAAATTTTACGTAGATGTTATGATGAAACTTTACATAACATTAGACCGACATATAAGGGGTGTATTGTTTCTGAAAATTTTAAAAACTTTTCTTACTTTATTAGTTGGTATCACAACCAAACAGGTTATGATCAAGACGGTTGGTGTGTAGATAAAGATATTATAATTAAAGGTAATAAGGTTTATTCAGAAGATACTTGTTGTCTTGTACCTTACGAGATTAATAATCTTATTGTGAAAAGTGATAAATGTCGAGGAGAATATTTAATCGGAACATCTTTTGTTAAAAAACACAATAAGTATAAATCAGGACTTAGTAAAAATGGAGTTTTGAAACATCTAGGGACATATGATACTCAAGAAGAGGCTTTCTATGCTTACAAAGAAGCAAAAGAAGCTTATATTAAGGAGGTAGCTAATAAGTGGAAAGATCAAATCGACCCTAGAGTGTATAACGCTTTAATTAAATACGAAGTAGAAATAACCGACTAATGTGCAAGTTTATACATAAACACGTATAGACAACACTAGAACAGATGAGGTATTATTGCTTCATCTGTTCTTTTGCATTTTTATAAGGAGTAAATTGTGTCAACAGAAAAGAATTATATTGATGGAGATTGGGTATATGATCTTGAGACGTATCCATCCGTATTCACATTTGCAATATCTTCATCAGACGGCAAGCACGTTCGTGTATTTGAAGTATCTGATCGGATGAACCAAACACAAGAGATTCTAAATTGCCTACGTTACTTAGCTCAAAAGAAACAGCGTATGATTGGTTTTAACAACTTAGGGTTTGATTATCCAGTTCTGCACGCAATCGTGGAGCAAGCTAAAGAAGCTAAACATCAAGGTATTCAATACTATATTGATGCTGCTGAAGTATATAAAATTGCTATGGAACAAATTCAAACAGCTCGTGATGGGTTTGCTAAGATTATCAAATCTGAAGATGAGATTATCCCTCAGATTGATTTGTTTAAGATCAATCACTTTGATAACAAAGCACGTATGACTTCATTGAAGATGCTTGAATTTAATATGTTGTCAGATAATATCGAAGACCTACCATTCCCTGTAGGTAAGTATTTAACACATTCCGAAATTGACGTATTGAAGCACTATAACTTACATGATGTTTTAGAGACTAAGAAGTTTTACCATCACAATATTCCTGCTATTCGTTTACGTGAAGATTTGAGTAAGAAGTATTCGTATAACTTTATGAATCATAACGATACGAAGATTGGTAAAGATTACTTCATCTTAGAACTTGAGAAGCATCAGAAAGGTATTTGTTATAAAGTTGATAGTCGTGGTCATCGTAAGATGAATCAAACTAAACATAAATCAATTAAGATTAAAGATTGCTTGTTTGATTACTATGATTTCAAACGTCCTGAATTTATTGCTCTAAAAGAGTGGTTCTCTAAACAGGTGATTACAGAAACTAAGGGTGTATTTACTGACATCGAAGAACACTTACTTGGTGATGTAGCTAAGTATGCTGAGATGGATACTAAACGTATTAAGTTTAAAACTAAACCAAGTGACAAGGAAGTTAAAGATTTCCTTAAATTACACCCTCTTGGTTGGGTTGAGGAACAAGAGTTAAAAGCTTTAGAGACTTTGAAAGATGTTCAAGGTAATCCTGTTAAAGAAAAGTACATTGATGAAAAGACAGGTAAAGAGAAAGAACGTGTTGTTAACGTACCTAAGAAGTCTTACTACGGATGTTTTAAAATTGCATCTACTCTCAACGTAGTCATTAACGGGTTACCTATTTATTTCGGAACTGGTGGAGGACACGCCTCTGTGGTTTCTGCAATTGTTAGATCAGACGAGAATATTAAACTGATTGACGCTGATGTAAAATCATTTTATCCCAACATGGCAATTTCTAATAAGATTTATCCTAAACATTTAGGTGAAACATTTTGTACAATTTATGAGGATGTGTACAACCAACGTACATCTTATGCAAAAGGTACACCAGAAAATGCTGTAATGAAGTTAGCGTTAAATGGAGTATACGGGGATAGTAACAGTGAGTTTTCACCTTTCTTTGATTCTAGCTACACAATGAAGATTACAATCAATGGTCAATTGTCACTGTGTCTTCTAGTGGACAGATTATTAGATATTCCAAACCTTGAAGTATTTCAATTGAATACAGATGGTGTAACAGTGAAACACCCTGTTCAATACGAAGAACAATATTATCGAGTATGTGATTGGTGGGAAAATCATGTTAAATTAGAGTTAGAATACGCTGAATACGAAACAATGCACATTAGGGATGTAAATTCATATTTAGCTGAGTACAAAGGTAGTGACAAAGTTAAAATGAAAGGTGCTTATGTTTACGAGGATTTAGAGTGGCATAAAAACCATTCATCTAAAGTTATTCAGATGGCAGCAGTCGCACGAATGATCAAAGGTGTTCCAGTTGAAGAGTTTATTCGTAACCATAAGAACAAGTATGACTTCTTATTGCGTACAAAAGTTCCTCGTTCATCCAACCTTGTGTTATTGACTCCACTTGATGATGAAGGATTAGAGTTTGAGGAAAATAAACTACAGAACATCTGTCGTTATTACCCTTGTAAGAAAGGTGGTAAACTTGTTAAAGTAATGCCTCCGTTAGAAGGTAGTACAGAGTTTAGACGTATTGGTATTGACACAGATTGGAACGTTAAAGTGTGTAATAATATTGTTGACTTCGATTGGGATGTTGACTATGATTACTACACATCTGAAGCCCAAAAACTTGTAATTAAGGAGTAACAAAATGCAAGATCAACTTTATGAATTAACAGTTGAAAAGAACCACCTAAGTATTATCATCAAAGCTTTGAGTAATTATATCTACTCTCAGTATGATATGTTAGATGCAGAGCTAGTCGATATTCCTAAAACAATGGAGAATATTAAGATTGCAGCAGATATGCAATTAGTATTAAAACATCATCTTGGAGGTGTACAACACTCCCCTAAACAAACAGCAGAGACAACAGGATTGGTTTGGATTAAGGATGTCGATGTTGAGGATATGTTCTCACAGCATAACGATGAAAACTTGCAGTACACAAACGAAGTTTTACAACAAGCTTGGAACAATGTTAAAGAACGTCATAAAGATACTTTACAACGAATGTCAGATAAATAAATTATTTGATAAAATATTTAAATTATTTTGAAAAAGGTGTTGCGTATGTTTGAATGATGATATACAATACCCAACATAGCCGAACAAGGTTATTTAAATCAACCAAACAAAGGAAATTAAATTATGAGTTTTAATCTAAAACCACAAGGTAGCACAACACAACACTCAAGCAACGCTCCACAAGTTGATTGGAATGCAATTAATAAACAAGTTGAAACAGATAACCACACTGCTGTTATTTCTCAAATTGTAGACTTAGGTATTCATACTCCTCCATTATCAGCTAATATTGAGAAATCAACCGAGTT